TGCCACGGGTATAAGACAGTGACTAGGTCTGCATCTTTCTGTAGGTGCTCCCAAGTATCTTCACCTCTCACGATACCTGCAGGTGTGTAGCCTTTAGCATTCCACCAGGCTTCAGTGAAGTCCTTAATCCTGCCATTCATAAGCATATCACTAGCATCTTTCATAGGTAGTGTGACTAACCTTAGTTTGTTAGGACTAATCACGTCTCTCACTGCCTTAATAGCTTCCTTACCTGCTTCATCTTGGTCAAAACATAATACAATATTATCGAATGACTCAATATAAGTTAGGTTATCTTTGATGTCACGTAGTGCACCACTGGCACCATTCTTCAGTGAGACTACAGCCCACTTACCATCAAACATTTCACTGACAGACATAGCATCTAGCTCACCTTCAGTGATAGTTAAATACTTACCTCCTTCCTTAAATATATTCTGTCCGAATAGACCTGCACCTTTATTGGTACCATTGATTCCGAACCCCTTTGTAGCTATATCTCTCTCCTTGTAGCCTAGGATATCACCAGTCTTACTATCAAAGTAAGGGTAGTAATGTTTGTTAATTTTACCATCTTCTCCGTGTGAAATTCTTACACCAAACTTGGCTGAGATTTTCTTAGAGATGTTTCTTTCGGGGATTGCACCACTGAAACCTTTGGTCTGTATCATACCATTCCGCTCCTCTATAGTATTTAAATCATCATAACTTCCATCTGTAGGTGGTTCCCAATGACCACAGCCAAAACAATGACCGTGACCATCAGAATACCTAGCCAGATTGTTCTTAGAACCGCACGCTAGGCACGGCTCGTGTTTCGTGAACTCTGACATAACAGTGTTATGCTGTTAAAAACTCTGAGATTTCCTCGTTGGCACCTTTATACCCAGGCTCGTGTTCATCTGCTACCTTGATGGCTGTCAAGTATGTCGCTACACCGTGTGTTGGGTGCTCGTTACCTGCCTTCCATAAGACCTGAACATCTGAACCTGAACCGAAGTCAGTACCGATAGACTCACCACTGACAGTCTGAATCATATTATCATCTAACTTATATTGAGTAGAGAATTTACGGATACGAATCTCTTTGCCTGTATCTTTATCAGTCACAGTACGGACCTTTACGCCCATATCTTCTAGGACCTTCACCTCTGCAGGTGCTAGACCTACAGTTAGAGTGTACTTACCAGTGTCCTCACCATTAAATTTCTCTGTTGAATCTAAGTACACATATTTAGCTACGCCTTTTGTAATCATCTTTATAGTTTTCCTTTAAAAATATGCCAATGTTTTTGACATATACCCTCTTAAAATAAGACACAAAACAGGCAGGGTTTACCTCTTAAGTGTCACCTTAGTCTTTAGTGTAGACCTAAAGTTGTTTACCTAAAGTGATAATCATAATCGTTATCACCTTAAGTCTAGAACCTTAGTTTCTTTGTTGGTACTATAGTAATATTATATCACATTTCCTTAGGTAAGTCAACAGTTTCTAAGTATTTATTTTCTGTCTCTACAAACTCCACTACATCAGGCTTAGACATAGATATACAATATCCACAGGTGTCTAAATATTCCTTGGTTTCAGGGTCTTTTCTGACTGACTCCCATTCATTTAATAGTTGGTCACAAACTCTACATCTCATTGTAATCTCTCCGCTTTAATTAACTCTAGTTTTTTAATCTTAATGTCCCTCTCAAGGCTCTGTATTTGCCATTCTAGGTACTCTAAATCTGTCCTTAAGGCGAAGACCTTAGGTGTGACATAATCGAGCCTATATTCATCGTATATTAGTTCACCTCTAGATTCTAAATCTAGTACATAATTTCCTATTTTACTCATTAGTCCTCCCTCTCTTGTATAAAATTAACTTCAATTAATTGTTCATTATCTTCTGTCTCAAATGTCCAGGTAAAAGTTTCGTTATGATCTACCAGACGTTTAAACATTTCAATATCTGACTCTGTTATAGGTATATTTAGTTGATCTACGTGATATTTAGTCATTTTATTCTCCTTTAATATTCAAATGTGTCTAGTGGTTGGTTGGTAGCACCATCGAGGTTAGCGTAGAAATCTTCTTCGCTCTCCCAAACAGTAACTAAACCCTCACCAATAATCAATACTCGTGAGTTATCATCTACTTGTATTAAGTAGTTGCCTCCGCCCGTTTCAATTCGTTTAGTGTTCATCTAAATCCTCCTGTGGTGTTGGTGAGTGTCCTGTCCTAGCAACCTCCTCAATTTGTCTTTGACTGTAGCACCAGTCATTACTTAGGTACTCACTGAAGTTCTTATTCTCATCAGCCAACATATCTCTCTCCTCTATAAGGCTAAAGACCTTGCGATATAATCTATCTATTTGTTCTTGTGTTGTTTCTTCATTCATTTTAATTCTCCTGTGTTAAAATCCAATACTTCTTAATTCATCATTCATTTGCTCGGGTGTTAGGTCATTCTCATCCCACTCTTGCACCCCACAATGCTCTTTACAGTCACTACATATGTCTGTATAGATTATATCAGCACCACAGCAATCCGACACCTCTACCTGGTCCTCTACTTCATAGTCATTCATTGTATTTTCTCCTTTTATTTTAATCCAGTAAAATCATATAGGCTTTAGGGTGATTTTCTCTGAACCAGTCTAAACCTTTTGAGTGTATATCCCATAAACCTAGTGCTTCAGCACCCATAAGGGTATCATACACTGCCAATGCTTCAGGGTCAAGCATAATACTGTCACCTCCAAATCTATTTTCTACCCTTTGTGGCTCTTTATCCATAATTGTGATGTCAAATGGTACTTTAGTTGTTTTAGTTTTATTCTTTGTCATTTTATTTTATCCTTGTTAACTTTGTTAACTGTTGTTGTTGTTTTAATTTTATTATACTAGCATAACATTGTTATGTCAAATAGTTACTAGATTAAATTTATTTATTTTGCCTTTGGTACCGTGCACTGGCACCACTATAGATTTTCCATTAGCTTTTGTATTTCCATCACATAATTGACAGTCTCTACATTGCACACCAGTGGCAATATTAGGACAATCTAATTCATTAGTAGCTTTTGAATCCTCGCCTGTCTTTTGTACTCTAAAAGTCCTCCAACCGCTAGAATGTGCCTTTATTACGTCCTCCGAAGTGTCACAGCTAGCCATAAAATAATCTTTATAATCGTCATTCTGTAGTAGGTGCCACTGGTGGGTATACCCTGTATAACCTTTTGAATGTTTAGCTATAAAATCCACTAGGTACAAAGGCAATAATACAGGCTCTCCATAGGCTCCAAATCTAACTGCTTTCCATTTTATAGCCTGTTTTAATACTCTTAAGTCTAGCGGTGCATACCTACCTGCCTTGTATGCTTTATATACTGCATTGGGTGCCTGTCCTACATTGACATAACAAGTGTTATGCACTCTATGTGTGCAGTCAAAACATACCTTTGAATCCTCGCCTGTAGCTTTAGCCTCCACTGGTGACATATGTTTATTCAGAATCCATATTTGTGACATATCACCAGTTTTAACATTAGCACTGGCAAAAGTTATAATTTGCACTGTGTCTTTTGTTTCATTTAAAATCATACCTTTATAGTTTGTCATAATAGTTTTCCTTTTGTTGTTTGTATAGTTGATATTATACAGCCTTAACATTATGTGTCAACTGTATAACAGTGTTATGTGTGATTATTTTTTAGCTTGTGCCTTCATATGCTTAAGAAAGTATTGCTGTGTTTCTTTATCCCATTCACTGAATAATTGATCAAAAGCATCTTGATCAAAAGAATCATTATCATACTGAATAGTTAACACTGATTCACTGTCACCCTCTGAATCACTACCGCCTTTCTTTGCTTGTTTCGGCTCTATGACTGGTGTTTGTCCTTTACCTAGTCCTTGCAATGATAATCCAGTCTTAGCCTTTGTCATAGCTCTATTGACTTGCACCTTAAGTGTTGCAGTGTCTTGATTATTATCTTTTAACCAGCACGCTATAGTTATGATTTTCTCATAGCCTTGTTTGCCTTGGTCCACTAGTGCTGTGATTCTAGATTGTGCACTGCCACCTAGTTTATTGACCATTAGATAAATAGCGATAATCTCTCTCACTGGCCCTTGTAGGCCACTCTGATTGTCTAGCTTGTTATATAGGTCTAGGTCAATTAGGTCCATAGGTAGTTGTGTAGTGTTTTTAGTCTTTGCTTTTGTCTTTGTTGTTGTTGTCATAGTATTTTCTCTTATGTAGTTTAATAGTGACACTGTTGTATTTATACTACACTGGTGTGCCTTTCCCTGTGTATGCCTGTATTATATCAAAGTGCTACCAGTGTGTCAATAGATTGTGTGACTTTATTTTATCCCTGGCATAACCTTGTTATGTGGTATCACTATATATTTTCTGTGTGTCACCTGTGTGCTCTATAGTGTGAATCGCTAGCACTTCACCTTTGTATTCTGTCCTGTGTGTCACCTGTGTGTCACCTGTGTGTTACCTGCCTTTTGAGTCCTGTAGTGCCACCAGGGGGACCCAGAGACCCCACGCACACTCCCGTGTGTAGCTCAAGTACAGATGGGAGGGACTTTGGGGGTATTAAGTTATTTAATAGATACACTGCATATAGTGTCTGGTGCGGGAAGGGACACTAGATGTAGTAGGGTATAACTTTATTTCACCTTAGCTATTGACTTTAGAGGGAAAGTATGGTATAATATTAGTATAGTAGTTCTTAAAGTTTACTACTAAAGATTCACCTGAAGAGCCTAACACTCAGACAACTCTTTAATCATCACCATTATGGTAATAGTAAAGTTTCATACCTAAAGTAATAAACTAAAGTGATAATCATTATAGTTATCAACGAAAGTAAAAACCTTAAGTAGGAACTTTATTTAACATTTATGTTCAATGTTAAGTTATCTAAGATTAGTCTTAAGTTAGGTTCTATTTTAGAACAGCACTAAGGATTAGTCTATGAGACCAGATGATAAAAGAAGGAATAATAAAGGGAACCCTAATATGGTTAAGGGTAAGTCTCTAAATCCTAATGGAAGACCTAAGGGTAGTGTCAATAAATATACTGCCTTAAGTAGAGAGTTAATGTCTACCAAAGGACCAGAGATTGTAGAGAAGGTCATAGAGATGGCTTTAGAAGGAGACCGTACTTGTCTTAAGATGTGTATGGATAGAATCTTACCTACAACTAAAGCAGTAGAGTTAAGGTCTTCTGAAGGTAATGGTCAGGTAGTCATCAACATAGGTGGTCTTGAAGCTAAGGTCATTGAGGCTGAAGAAGTAGCACCACTAGAGTATGCAGAAGGTGTCATCATTGAGGATACTCAGTTAGATGAGAAGGTAGTGAACATAGGTGGCTGAACTAGATGTTAAACTACACCCTGCACAGCTAGAGATATTTAACTCTACAGCCAGATTTAAAGTAGTATCAGCAGGAAGAAGATTTGGTAAGTCCAGGCTAGCAGCTTGGATACTAATCATTAAGGCACTACAGTCTGAAGAGAAGGATGTATTCTACATTGGTCCTACCTTCCAACAGGCTAAAGATATTATGTGGGGTATGCTCAAGGAATTACTATTAGGTACTGACTTGATAGCTACCACACACGAGAATACAGCTACTATGACATTAGTCAACGGTAGGAAGATTAGTCTCAAAGGTTCAGATAGACCAGATACTCTAAGGGGTGTGGGTCTAGCTTATGTAGTTCTAGATGAGTATGCCTCTATGAAAGTAGAAGTGTGGGAACAAATCATCAGACCTACCCTAGCAGATGTAAAAGGTGGTGCTATGTTTATTGGTACTCCAGCAGGTAAGAACCACTTCTATGAGTTGTGGTTAGATGCTAATAAAGAAGAGAATGAAGACTGGGAAGCATTCCAATATAACTCTACAGACAATCCTTTGATTGACCCTGAAGAGATTAAGACTGCTAAGAATACTATGTCTACCCAAGCCTTCAGGCAGGAGTTCGAGGCTAGCTTTGTGTCATTTACTGGTGGTATCTTTAAGTCAGAATGGATTATTACTGATGATGAAGAACCTGAAGATGGTAACTTCGTTATGGCAGTTGACCCAGCAGGTTATGAGAATGTGGAGAAGGAACGTGGTATTAAAGGCTCTAAATTGGATGAAACAGCAATTGCTATCGTTAAAATCGATGGTGACCATTGGTGGGTTAAATCTATACTTCACGGTCGTTGGTCCATTAAAGAGACCGCTAAGAAGATTTTATCGTCAGCTATTGACAATGAAGTCACGACTGTAGGTATTGAGGCAGGAGCACTTAAGAATGCTATCTTACCTTATCTAGAAGATGAGATGAGAACACAAGGTAGATGGGTACCTATTACTGATGTGACTCACGGTGGTAAGAAGAAAGTAGATAGAATTACCTGGTCCTTACAAGGCAGACTAGAACACGGGAAGATTACATTTAATCCTGACCCTAGATACATTAAGGACTTAGAGACACAGTTGATTGAGTTTCCTACTAAAGGAACTCACGATGACATTATAGATGCCTTGGCTTACATAGACCAGGTGAGTGTTGCAGATTATATGCACACTATTGAATTAGATGAAGATTGGGAACCATATGATGACGTATCAGGATACTAGTAATTTATGAACTACAATAACGATAATGATTACCAAGCACTAGCAGGATGGCTGACTACAAGATTAACAGCCTGGAGACAACATAGAGATAATAACTACTTAACTAAGTGGGATGAATATTATCGTCTATGGCGTGGTATATGGTCTTATGAAGATAAGTCTCGTGAGTCTGAGAAATCTAGATTAATATCCCCTGCCTTACAACAAGCAGTAGAGTCTTCTGTCGCAGAGATTGAAGAGGCTACATTTGGTAGAGGTAAATGGTTTGATATTAAAGATGATGTCTTAGATGAAGATAACTCAGATGCTGAATATATACGTAACCTACTACAGGAAGACTTAGAAGGTGCAGGTGTTAAGGATGCCTTATGTGAGGTCTTCCTTAATGGTGCTATTTATGGTACTGGTATTGGTAAGATTATTACTGAAGAGAAGGTAGTACGCAAGCCAGCTGAAGTTCCTGTAGAAGGAACACTAACTACATCAAGAGAAGTACAAGAAGAGATGACAGTAGAGGTACGTGTTGAAGCTATCTCTCCTAAGGAATTCTTAATTGACCCTAGTGCTGAATCAGTAGATGAAGCCTTAGGCGTAGCTCACGAGGTATATAAGCCTAGATACGTTCTATCTGAAGGGATGGTTAAGGGTGTCTATAGAAACGTTGATATTGAAGGTGATGTTAATGTCGTACAGGTAGGTTTTGACCCTGAGTATTTAAACAGAGATGCTTCAGACCAGATTAAGATTACTGAGTATTGGGGTAAGGTACCTAAGAAATTCTTAAACAAGAAAGAAACTAATGATGACTTCGAGTATGATGAAGATGAACTAGTTGAAGCTGTAGTTACTATAGCTAATGACCAGTATGTCTTACGTGCTGAAGAGAATCCATTTATGATGGAAGATAGACCTTTCATTACTTATCAACACGACCTAGTACCTAGTAAGTTCTGGGGACGTGGTATCTGTGAGAAAGGTTACAATCCTCAGAAAGCATTAGATGCTGAGATGAGAGCACGTATTGATAACTTAGCTCTAACTACTACACCGATGATGGCAGCAGATGCTACTCGTCTACCTAGAGGTTTGAAGCTAGAGGTTAGACCTGGTAAGACTATTCTTACTAATGGTGACCCTAGACAGGCTATTATGCCTCTGACTCTAGGTTCTCCTAATCCTAATAATGATGCACAAGTAGCATTACTACAGAATATGATTCAGATGGGCACTGGCTCTACAGATGCAGGTTCACCAGACAGAGCTACTTCTAGTGGTATGTCTATGATGCAATCAGCAGCTATTAAGAGACAGAAGCGTACGCTGATGAACTTCCAGAACACATTCTTAATCCCTATGATTAATAAGACTATGTGGCGTAAGATACAGTTTGATGTAGAGAGATACCCAGTGAGTGATTATAAGTTTATACCTTATTCTACTATGGGTATTATGGCTAAAGAACTAGAGATGCAACAGATGGTCTCTATGCTACAGTCTGTACCTAAGGACTCTCCAGCATTCAATGTATTACTTCTTGCTGTCTTCCAGAACTCTAGTATGCACAATAGAGATCAGGTAGTCAAATCATTAATGCAAGGTATGGAGCCTAATCCACAGCAACAGCAGATGCAACAGATGCATATGCAATTAGAGATGAAGCAGAAGGAAGCTGATATTCAGAAGACTCTAGCTGAAGCTCAAGATGAACAAGCGAGTGCTATGAGTAGAACTGCAGACGCAGGTATCAAGCAACCTAATCAATTAGATATACAAGAGAGATTAGTTAAGCTACAGAAAGAATTAGCTTCAATCGATAAGATGAAAGCAGATACAGATAATGTAGCTAGTGACACATATAGAAAGATTCCAGAGATGGAGCACCTTCAGTCGGAGACAATGCTAAACTATGCAAATGCACAAAGAACACAATACGGAAACTGAAACCTACTATCAAAATAGGATTCATTTAACAGAACAAGATGGGTGGAGAGACTTAGTTGAAGAACTGAATAATCTCGTAGACATCTACAGTAATTTAGATTCACTAGAATCTGATAGAGACCTTTGGTACGCTAAGGGTCAGTTGTCAATCTTAAGACAAGTAATTGGCTTAGAGGAAGCAACTAAACTAGCGGCAGAAGAACTAGATTTATTTTAGCTCTGCCATTTTATAACTTCATAACCCTACGGGGCGGAGAGTAACGATATGAGTAATATAGTAGTGGACACTGAAAGTCCTACAGAAGCAATAGCAGAAACACCTACAACAGACGTAACAGAAACAGTGATGACAGAAGAGGCTCCTTTAGAAGCAGCACCTGAAGAGTATCAAGTTCCTAGTAAGTTTGCAGGTAAGAGCACGGAAGAAATTATAAGTAGTTATCAGAACCTCGAAAAGGAAATGGGTCGTAAGGCTCAGGAAGTTGGAGAGTTAAGAAAGTTATCAGATAGTTTCCTTCAAGCTGAAGTAGCACGACAGAGTAATCCACAAGCAGAATCCTCAGTAACAGAAGAGGAGCAAGGTATGGATTTTTACGATGACCCCAATGCAGCGGTAAATCAAGCGATAGAGAATCATCCTAAGTTCCAAGAGTTCCAACAGTATCAACAGCAGCAAGTTCAAGCTTCTGCCAAGACACATTTGGAACAGACCCATCCAGACTTTGGTGACGTAGTAAAAGATACTAAGTTCCAAGACTGGGTCAAAGGTAGTCCGATTCGTATGCAGTTGTTTCAAGCAGCGGATTCTTATAACTATGATGCAGCTAATGAGTTACTTAATAATTGGAAGGACCGTTCTATGGTCTCGAAGACTCAAGAGGTAACACAACAGCAAGCATCAGAGCGAGAGTCTAAACTGAAATCAGCCACTACAGAATCTAGGAGTGCTTCGGGTTCAACAGGCGGAGGAAAGTCGTTCAGAAGAGCAGACCTAATTCGTTTGAAAATGGAAAACCCTAGCAAGTATGAGTCGATGGAACAAGAAATCTATGACGCTTATGCAGATGGTAGGGTTACTTAAAAGCTATTAACACTTAAGGAGAATATAAAATGGCAAATATGACTAATGGTGCGTATAACGCATCGACAAACCCAGGCGCAGTTGGTGCATTCATTCCAGAAATCTGGTCTGATGAGGTAATTGCAACTTACAAAGGCAACCTAGTTGCTGCTAACCTAGTACGTAACATCAGCCACGCTGGTAA